TAATCGAATAAGCGTTATCTAATCCAATTTGACAAGCCACAGATAATTGTGGTGCACTTAACGGTGTAAAAGTAGGTATACTATTATCCAACGATGAATAATAACTTGGTAAATTTGACGTAAATGCGGTATATGATGCAAATCCCGTTAATGCTGGTTGGAAGTGGAACGACTCATAATATAAATGATTACCAAATGTGTCAACAGTCATTACATCTGAATTCATTGTATGTCTTACTGATGGTATTCCTCCTTGAATAGGATGATTTAACTTATATAAACCTGAAACAATTCTTGTTGGTGTTGTATATCCAAACAATAAACTTAAATCGTAACTATTCTGACATCTTGAGGAATACGGGTCAACTCCTCTAACCATTATCACTATAACTTGTTTATCGGCATCGATAAACATTGATAAAGGATTATAATATAATGGTGTTAAGGATTGTGCACAGTTATCGGCAGACAAAAATGTAAATGTCATATTATTATACAAATACCTTTTATTTAAACTTAAATTACTTGATGACGGATTACATGCTCCTGAAAAAGTATTATAAGTCATTGCGGTAATCACCTGAAAGTACTCAACATCCATTGGGAACTTAGCGTATGACGCGTCATCCGGGTCTTGGGTTATTTGATAAGGTATACTTATTGGAGCTCCTACTGGTGATGTATAATCAGAATATTGAACTGTAACTGTTCCCGTGTCATTAATTGAAGTTCCCGTAATACTTTTGGTGCCGTATTGGTTGTATGAAGTAACACCTGTTAAATTTACGTCCTGAGATAATGAAGGGTCTTGGAAAGAAATGAGTTGTCCCGCGGGAAAAGTCGATAATTGACTTTCTCGACATGAGATAACCACAACATTATCATAATGAAAAGTTGTTGCGGAAGCGTTTAATGATGTGTCAAAAGTAACTTTAATTCTATTATGTCCACCGCCAGGGTTTGTACCTAAAAAATCGTCAAAGTATTTTGCTTTGTTATTAAATAAATTTATTCTTTCAGGTAAAGTAATACTTGATGTGAACATATATCTGTCATCACCGTTCAAGTCTTGTCCATAAGTTTGTAGTTCAGGGACCAAGGATTGTGAAGTAGGGTTAACGTTATCAATTGCTTTACCAGACATCATTGATGAAAATGCGTCAGGAAAAGTTAATGATGGTTGGAAATGTATAACATTATACTCTGTTGAAATTGGGTACTGAGATAAAATCCCATTTACCCCTGCTGAATTAATAATTGCGGTAGTATCAACTGATACAGGAGAGTCCCCATCAGCGTCCCCCTCAACAGTATCCCCTTCTTTACAGGAACATAATTCACAATCAGGATATGATAAGTTAGGTAAACGTAAATGAACAAATAATTTCCATAAATTTAACAGGTCTTTAATCAATGTTATCATGTCCTTGATAGTAGGACAATCTTTCTTATTTAAATTCCCACCAAATTTATTTACGATACTTATAATCGCATTTATAAGGTTACATATAAAAATAACAATAATAAAAACAATCGCAACAACAACCGCCAATATTGGACCTAAAATGAATTTTAATAAAAACGCTAATATATGTGCAACAATTAATAATAAAATGATAGTAGGTTTAAAAACAAACATCATATAAACAAATAAAAGATATATAATGTCAAATTTAAAAAACGAATCGTTTGTTGGAAATTTAACGTTCTCACTTTCACAGGCATCATCCAAAATGTGTTTTATTGTAATCATTCTATTTGGAAGAAACCCTTTTCTATATTGGTCAATCATCTGTGACACAGTATAAACTTTGTTATATAACATCTCATAAAATGTGTCTTCACAATTAATTGCTGATTGTACGTCAGCATAATCATTCCAATCTAAACTAAAAGCATAACTTTTAATTGCGGTAGAATAGTTGGTATAAGGAGTCTGAAGGGGGTCATCACCACTTCCGTTAGTCCACCCATATTCTCTAATATTAGGGACTAAAAAATACCCTCGTTTAATTGCCTCACTTAATGAAGGCGATTGATTCCACTTAACCTTAAATCGATACTTTCCTTTTGTTGGTATACCTTGTTTAGGGTCATTTGATAATACTCTTTCACCAAATTCATTTGTTATGATATAATCCAAGTTCATTGGAACATCTACTAACCAAGCACCGTTTTCATCGATAACTTGTCCTCCACCTTCTAATGAAACAGTTTCTAAAACAGGTTGACCATTAATATCTTGAGCAATGGTTTGTCTTATCGCCAAAATTTCTCCAGGTCCCGCAACTAATCCACATAAGTTACCTTGTTTTAGTTTTGGTTTACAGTTTCTTTTTTGGAATTGGTTATCAGCATTTGATATTATTGACCCCATAAAAATTGATGTAGGGGTTATAGTAATATTGGCTTCATCAGTTAAGTCAAAGTCAGTTCTTGTAACACCTAAATTACAAATTTCGGGTTGACCCCATAATGGTTCAACTTCTATAACACGATTAATTGTAATAATCTGAGGTAACTCATTTAAGTTAGTTGAACTTTTAAACTTTGTTCCCGCAACTTGGGAGGGAGTGGCTACGCCCATACGAATTAAATCCTGAGGCGATAACGAAAATTCTCCAATATCCGATAAATCAACATCAACATGTAGTGTTTGTGACCCTGTAGGGACACCAAAAATCATATAATCACCACTATCGTTAGTTTTTGCAGTATACTTAAAATACTTGTCATACACCTCAATTAATGTGGGGTCAACTAACACATCATGTTTATCGAAAAAAGTTCCTGTGGGTGAGTGATTACTATATGATGGTAGATATGGTAATAAATTATATCTATAACCATCGTCATTTAATTCGGATAAAGTTTTATAGGGATATAAGTCAGAAATTATTGGGTTTGTCGTGTCTTCATTTGTCAATGGAATAAACACCGATATTTTGGCGTTAGGTATACCAAAACCATCATTAGCGGTAACTCTACCAATAATTACACCATAATCAGAACACTGTCTTGTGTATATTTGACTCTGTAATATTTTAAGAGATAGAATTTCAAGATATTCAAACTCTTGGTCTATTAAAACCTTTATTGACTTATCTACACCTACTTGAGTTCTTATTCTATATGAATTCGACATTATTAATCTTTTTTGATAAATAGTTTATATGCTACTTTCAAAAAGATAAATCATTATTTAATAAAATAAATTATCAGGAGAAATTAACTGTTTTTAAATTCTTAACCCTTACATTAATGTCTTTACCAGGAAATCTGACTTGATATGTCTGACTTGGTTCTGCAAAAATTGTCTCATCAACCAAATCAATTTCTCGAGTTTCTGAGTTTAGATATTTTTGAGAAGTTTGTGATGAGGAGTACTGTCCTCCAACTTTATTGAAAACTTGTATACCTGAAACAGAGATTACTCCGTTCTCACTTTGTATTTGTCGTCTAATTTCAGAGATGTATACATTTTGTCCCATTTGTCTATGCGAAGGGTTAAAATACGTTGACACTATATTAACAATTTGTGAAATTACCGCTCCTTGATTTTGACTATTATCCAAAACAACATCAAGGTTCATCGCTAAATCAATAACACTTGCAGTCTCAACTGAAATGTAGTCATTAATCATTCTATAGTTAGATAGGTAATTTGCCACATTATTTTTTAATGTGTTAGAAACAATTTCGGTTAATTTACCTGAATCATCATAAGACAACATTTTAATTTTAATCTTATTGTTTTCCTCAGTAATCGCCGCTTTAGCGGGAGCCCCGAATTGTGATGGCATTGTTCTGATAAGAGAATCATAGTCATTAACCGTAACCGCCCTGTTTTGTGCTGAGAAATTGAAACCGACTAAGTTTCTAACTTCTTCTGTTGTCGGAGACGCCGCTCCACCAATTGCCGCAGTAACATTAATACAACTTAATGAGTTAACTACACTTGTATTTATTGAGTCTGACGGTCCATTAACAAAGAAAGATACGGTTCCAATTTGTGTAATAACATTAACCCCTAAATTACTCCCTGTACCTCCACCAATTCTATATTGTATAAACATGGTTGTGTTGGCTTTAACCGTACTACCTAACGCCAAATTATTAGAATACTTATATAAATTTAAATTATACCCATCTCTTGCAAATTCTCGTAATTGTTCGTCAGCAGATTGTGTACCACCACCAAAAGTTATTTTTAAAAATCCTTCAGGAGTAAACTCGGTTATAAACTTGTCACTTGTTGTAACATATCTTCCAACTTTAATTCCAGGTTGGTCGGAAACTTTAGTAGGGTCTTCGATGAATACTCTATCCTCAATTAACGCCTTAACCTCATACCATCTATTATCGGCACCTAAGAATTCTTGTGATGAAGGCATATTTGCATATTGAGTACCATCTTTTAATAAAACACTTGTTACCCCTAAAACATTTTTTTCAGGTAGGAACATTTCAAAAAATGGTTTAACATCATTAGGTGTCATTACTCTTTTATAAACTTTAGTAATACCATTAACAACGGTCTCTCGTTTTACAATGGTATAATTAAGTAATTTATTATTTGAATCGAAATTAGGTATTTTTAATCTATTTGGGTATCCGTCAGCATTAATCGCCGAAGCAAAATCAATATCATAAACCGTTTCAAAGACTTGACCCGCTCCACTAACTTGTGACCCTCTTCTTAGTATACCACAATATCTCAAATCTTCTTTATCCCCAAAAGCGGGCACAGTAATTGAAAAGTCAACTAAAGCGACTGAAGGTCTTTGACCTGGCACCTTTAATCCGTATGTTCTTGCAATGTTAAAAATTGACGACCTTTGTTGGGCGTATTGTAAAACAGTTTCTTGAATACTTCGGTCAATGTTAAATTGTAAGTTATCACTAACTGCGGCGTTTAAGTCCAATAACGCTGAGAACACTGACGCATCATTAAAATTGTCAATTAACTCGGGATAGTATGTTCGGGTAAAATTAATTAATTCAGTTCTTATTGACTGAAAATCCCTTGTTGTATACGATATTTTTTTATTGCCCATATATTATTAAATATTAATAATTACAAAATCACTCTGATTAAATACCGAATCTGTGATTATATAATCAATTTTAATTTTAGCGGTATGTTCTTTCTCACTTATACCAGGAACTCGATAAACTCTTACGTCTCCTTGGACATAGGTTCCTTTATCTTCTTCCTCATTAGACGCGTCAGTTACACTTATTTTTGTTATAGTGATTCCTGGTATATATTCAGAAACCGAATCCCTTATTTCCGCTTCAATGTCTGAAAATGTCGGACCATCCATAGGTTCAAAAATATATTCATAAAGTCTTGTTCCAAAATCAGGTAAATAATATCTTGTGCCTTTTCTTGTTA